TGCTCCTTGCAATACCTCTAATTCATATTTAATCCTGTCTACGTATACTCCATGTTCTGATTCTGGAATAATCCCAGCAATTTTTTGTTTCCAGCCATTCCTACATAGTTGTCTTAAAAACTCATCATTGGATTGATCGTTAGGACATGGGAATGGTGGTAGTAGTGGTTTGCTAAGTATGTTATATTCCTCACATAATGATTCAACAAAATTAGTATTGTCTATTTCTTCTTCGGTGTGCAACTCACGCATTTCTTCTTGCGACAGAATATGGAAATTATCAGAAGTAAAAAAACAAGACAGTGGAACTTCTTCTCCATTGCTTATTTTTCTACTAATTTCTGGTAGTGTGGTTTTTAGATTATTGCATAGTAAAATTCTTTGATCTATAGCATCCTGTTTTTCACAGTAGTGTGCATCTGGAGTACAAACAACTTTTGTCTTTGTTTCTTTACCTAGTTTTCTAATAATTTCAGTAAGATCAGTCTGGATAGGAGTATTATGACTATCCATTAATTGGGCCTCTAGAAATAAATTATCTCCAAAAATATCTTTGAGTATTCCTATGTGATTTATCCCAACACTATTCCAATCATTAATGATAGTATTATTTTCGACTAATTTATCGGCCAATGTTGATCCCAAGTGGCCGCAAATACCTATCATGTTACCATCACAGAATGCCGCCAAACGCTCTAGATTGAGCCTAGGCTTGTGATAATAAAAGTCTGGTCTGTTGGACTCGGATACCAATCGTATTAAATTTTTCCAGCCTTTGAAGTTTTTGGCCAACAGTAAAAAATGGCTCAAGTTTCTATTTGAAGAGTCCTGTATTGATGGGTCTTGATCACACACATAAATCTCACACCCCAAAATAGGCTTAACCCCACTTTGCTTCATTTCTGTATAAAACTTAACAGCACCAGCAATATTACCATGGTCAGTTAGAGCACACGCTCTCGCACCAATATCATTACATCTTTTTGCTATAGACTTTGGCTTACTCAACCCATCCAATAACGAATACATTGAATGACAATGTAGAGGTATATAATTTTTCATTCGGCGCTTCCTGGTGCTTTATACTTACCAACAGTATACCCAGGTGTTGTGTATTCGTCAACTACGTTTTTCATGCCTTTTAGGTCTAGATCATGTTTGACCTGTTCGCACTTTGTCATAGTTTTATTCTTTGAACATGTTTGATTATCTCTATATTCATCTATGGGGACAATATGAGTATTCTCAAATGTAGTTTTACCAAAGTGACACAACTTATTACACTTCCATGTTTTATTAAGTCTAGGCATTTGAGTCTTTTTTATCGTTTCAAACTTTTGTCTTAGCATATCTTCTGTTTTACCTAGGTCTTTCTTGTCGAAGCATATAGAGAAAGCACCACCATCATTAATGAAATTAATAGAGACCATACAGTGGTCTATATTCGGATATAGTTGGCTAACCGCATAATGGTAAATTCTTAATTGAGCATCATTCTGTAATTTCTCTAGGGTCTTCTCCTGCCCTGTTGCCCAATCTAATCTTCGACCAGTTTTCCAGTCTATAATTTCTATCGTGTTGTCATCTACTTTAGTGATAAGATCTATGGTTCCTTTTATAGCCAGACTACCTTCTAGAGTTCCTTCCGGCGTATCAAACTTATACTTTGACCATGGTTTAATAATAGGAATATCAAAGTGTTGTTCTGGTTGTAGTATATCTCTATTTCTAGGATCAAACATACCATTATTGTATTCCAAAGCCTTATGTACCCATGAGTGGCAATCTTTGTAGTCCTTAACTTCCCACTCGTGGTGTGTGAACCTACTGGTATAGTACTTATAAACTTTTTCTATTATAGTTGTTAAGTTATAATTATTAGTATCAACTTCTCCTACCACATCATCAATAAATTTTTGTTGATTATTTTGTTGATTTAATTTCACATAGGCCAGTATTTCTAAAACCTTGTGTACTATCGTTCCCTTATCAGCCTTTTTATTAGATGGAGACCTATATCCTAGAACATACTCTAGAAAATATTGATGTTCACACATAGAGTGTGTTGCATATGAACTACTTCTTAGGTATGTAATTATCATTTATGATCTTTCTGTAGGATATTGATATCAGATAAAAATTGAAGAATAGACGCATTTTTTTCTTGCGGTGTCATGCCAGAATTTTCTATAACGGTGTTAAAATTTGACCAATCATAATTATGCTTATCTAAAGCTTTCTCTGCTGTGGCATCAGAATGGAAAGGATCGAGATCTAGTCTGATAACATAGCCACCACTATTTTTAATAGCTTCTACCTCATTAGGGAATCTACAGTCAGTAATAATAGCCATATCAATATTCTCTCTACGAATCTTATTGATGGTAGCGTCTACCCAAACATTGTTCTTAAGCTTTCTAAAAATCTCTGTTCCTATAATTTCCATGGCTTCTCTGGCGGACAGTTTTTTCCCATTCCATTCTAAGTCTGTAAGAGTATTCTTGTGCTCATCTGAACCGTAGCATTGTTCATTTGTCAAACCAAGTATATTAATACAGATATCTTGTTTAAGTGGGTCTGCGAAGTTATAAATTTTACTACTCAGTAAACTATTATCAGATATAACAGACTGAATGTATTCTGAGCCCGTACTCTTACCAGACTGCTTACGGCCAGAAAAAGCTATAATCTTAGTCATATTTTAATGTCTCTAATACTGAATGTATTTGTTGTTGTATTTCATCTTTGGTCATTTCTCCCACATCTGGTTTGGTAATATTGGGGATAATAATTCGATAAGTATTTTCACACCTATTTTTTATCTTTTGAGCAGCCGATCTTCCTGCTTCATCGTTGTCTGTTAATATAACAAGATTCATAGCCCCAGATGAGTCTAAATAAAATTTTTGCCTATCACTCATAGAAGATCCAAATATTGCAACACTATTATGTATTCCATTCTCCTCAAGTCTCCATACATTACCTGGACTTTCTACAATAATGGCTGTGCCAGACTTCATAATATAGTCTTTGGCATACCATAGGTTATATAGATGATTTTGACTCTTAAAGTTTGAGTTATGCTTCCATTTAGGAAACATCCAAACCTTATCATCTTGGGGACACGAGGTATCACTATCATGATAAGCAGAACATCCTTGACATTTTTCGTATATACTACGTCCTGTACACCCAACCATTTGCGTATGATCATTATTATAAATTGGTACAACAACCCTGTTATACATTTCTTTATTGGGGTTGTCGCACAATCCTACATCATATTTATCTAGTATTTCTGCTGAATAATTTCTATTCAAGTAGTATGCTGCTGGGATTTTTAAATATGCTTTAACAGATTGTCTAGACACACCCTTTTCTGTTGGGGCGGATGTTGGAGCTATATAATGTACAATACTAGAAAATGTTTTCTTCTCTACTTCTTTTCTAGATATCTTGATATCTTTCATATCCTTTTTAGTAAAGGACAAAGCAAAATCAACAGCTTCTTTAAAAGAACACTGTTCGTCACCATCTTTAGACCAACCGTGATTCCTACTCGATATAACGCCCCTAATAAATCCTAAGATAGAACCCTTGAATATTTTATCACATCCGTGTGTTCTGCATACCCAGTTGCCTCTATATACTTCTCCATGAGGATATATATTTAAAGCAGATATGTTGTCTCCACCGTGTATAGGGCAGCACATTGACAGCATCTTGCCGTTATCCTTATACTCAATATCAAAAGCATCCAATAATTGTTCTATATTATCGCAAAGCAGATCACATAAAACTTTTAACTTAGCCTGATCACTCGAACGGTATCGATTCATTGTTTTCGTCATCTATTATAAATCCGTCTTTTGGTTTCTTAAAATTATTGCTAATCTCTAGTTTGGTTTTTCCCTCTATGATCTTAGCACACCAACCCTTCATATAACAATTAATATAATCATTGTCATCCAAGCCACCACCGTGTCTACTGATTAACGGCACAAGTTTTCTATTTCCATTATCTGGACCATCTTCTGCTATCTCTTCGTCTGATTTTCTCTTAAAAATACTAAAGTTGCTACATAACCATATGATACGATCAGAGCCAGACGCTGTGTCTGTGCTCTCCTTTGTAATGCCGTCTCTATTTAACTGTATAAAAGCGACTATGGGGACTTTATATCGTATGGCAAAATTATGCAAACTAGTCATCATAAAGCCTAATACCTGATACTCCTTTAGGTCTTGGTTCAGACCGGCGGTATCCATGAGTTTTAGATAGTCATAAAATATGACACAGTCTTTGGCCGTTCCGTCATCATTTAACCCTACCTCTTTCATGACCCATCTTCTCATTATAGCCAGTTGTTCCTCAAAGGGTTTACCGGCTATAGATTTATGAAATATTCTGGTGTTCTTAAGTTCTGTCGCGGCATTAATAATCTTATTTTTTGAATCTACTGAATCTGCAAATTTACCGGTCTCTATCTTGGAAATTTCTGTTTCGGTCATCATGGCAAGAATACGATTAATAT